AACTTAGCCCCTTCAACTTGAAAAGTGAAGTGGTCTCTTAATTCATACTGAATGTGTGGCTCAGCGTTTATCTGTAGAAAAACTTCATTTGCTTTTCCGATGACAACATTCGCCGATGTGTCGATCACTTAATCCATGCATCTAGGATTATTTATTTCCCTCTGTCAATCTCTTTTCTAGGAACCAACCATACGTTTCCTGCTACAGAAATACGTTGTTTATCACATTCATAAAATGGATATACCGTGTGTCTTAATGCTGCAGGAAAAAATAACATTGTTCCTTCAAGAGACTTATCTAAACGATATCCAAAGTTTCTAATCCCTCCTAGAATATCAGTATATTCAAATTCAAAAATACCTGCTTTCTTATCCTCCTCTTTCATTCCATCTAAAAATTCTAATTTATTTTGTTGTTTCCAATCATATGGAATGTCTAACCATATAGTAAATGAATAAATTCCTCCATGATGATGGTATGGATTAAATTCTCCCTGACGTTGATAATTAACCCAGAATCCATTAAGAGCTAACTCTAGATCTCCCATAGCATGTTCTCGTACAGGATGCTTCTTTGCCATGTCAACATACATTTCTACATGTTGTGACAAAACATTTTTTAGAAAATAATTATCCTTATCAGTAATCTCATAACTACCAGATATATTACCTGCTAATATATGTTTATAAGTTTCCTTTCTACGATTCTTAATTCTATCCCAGAGGAATTTTATATGTTCCTCATTTAATTTAGTTTCAATCCACCCTATATTGGGTGCAGCCATTGGTTTCATCATCTTGGTTCAAATACGAAATTGATTACATACCTTCCTTGGTATTTAACAGGGATATTACCACTATGTAATTGATTAGATGATAACTTTATTGCCCTTCCCTGAGCTGGATTAATCTTTTGAGTATTCCATTTACTATGATATATTCTAGTAGGTCCATCTGAATCATTAATAAAATAAATGTAACTGACTGCTCCTTCAGTATCAGAATCTATATGTGGGGTTTGAATATCTTTCTTTCTATGAGGAAGATTAAAATTAATTTTACATCTATCCAATCTATGAGTTTTAAATTCTGGTATAGATTGAGTGAAAAATTGAAGTATTCTAGGACATAACCACTCATCTTTTATAACCCCATTATTAATAAGAGTATGAGTGAACTGAGGATGATTTTCTATGAGAAGGGAATATACTGTTTTGTCATTATAAAACCAAGGAAAGTTACTGTGAAATATATAATTTTTAATTTCCTTTTGATATTCTATTGGTATTATATTATTAATAACTTCAACCACTATCCCAACCCACTTTGAAATCTCATATATTCAATTGCGTTTTTAATTTGATATGTCCTGTTCTGTACTACTTTAAGTATACTCTCAAGATATACTAACATTGTATCATAGTAATCTATCTTTAGGGAAGTATTAGAAAGTTTAGTATCAGCATCCAAATACTTCTGCATAGTATCCTTATCCCTTATCTTCTTTGGAAAAGGATTCTCTACATATACTTCTGGGTCTGCTTTCCCACTAAAATACTCATACCGTTCATGACGGATATTCTTCCTCTGCTGTTCTGCCTTCTTTCTTAGGAGGAATATTTTATTATAAATGTCAAAGTATTTCGCATGAAGAGAAGGGATCTTCAAGGATTCTTCATGTAGATTATCTCTATCAATTTCTGAATCTTTTTCCCACATCTTCTGGAGATCATCCAGATCAATCATAAAGGTTTGTTGGCTAAATCAGTAAGGTTATAGGTAGTATACTTGAAACTTACGTCTGCTGTAAAGTATTCTATATCTGTATCTGTAGCATCAAAACTCAAAGTTGTCAAGGAGTAAGGCCACAAATCTTTAAAATTAACGTTGAACTTAGCAATAAAATTACTGCTTAAAATCTGAAGAGTACCATCAGAGTAAATATCATATCCTGATTGTGCATAAGGTTGTTTAGATTGTTGTCCACCTGCATCTAAATCCCTAAACTCTTGCACTTCTTCTGGATAACCTAATCCCCTAATCCAATTCTGAATTTCCATATAGTTCTTGAGATTCTCATCTACAAGGAATCTTAAATTTAAATCACCAAAATCTATCTTATCACCAGGAGTTGGTATATCTCTGAGATAAGTAGGTTGAGTTGCTACACCAAAATTTAAGTCTGGAATATTAGCACTATTACAAAAGAATGCAACACCTGGACTTCTTTTCAGGTTAAATTTAAAACCAGTAGGTGATAAAAAATTTCTATTTTCAATCTGTGATGGACGGGCCATTAGTTCATGCAGGTCTCCTTATGTATTTAGACCTCCTTGGACATCTGTTCTTCTAATTTTGCTTTAGCAGCTTTAACTCCTGCTAGTCTTTCCTCTAGAGACTCTTCAAAGAAATTATACATTTTTAATTTCTTCTCACGACGTTCCTCTAGAGTCATTTTAGAGAATTTGCAAAACATGGTGCGTAACATAAGTTTACAGATTTATTTAGTTTATAGGTTTATGCCCAATTCCTCATCAACATATTCTTCTATTAATTTCTCAGCCTGTTCTCTTAAAGGTATCATATTCATTCTATGAAAAACAAAATGTGCAACCTCTTGTATCTGTTGCTTATTAAATTCTGGATGTAATTCTGAAATAACTCCCTCAATCTTTAGGGATACTGTAGCATCGGTAATTAATTGCGCCATTTAGATTTTATTTATGCATAAAAAAAAGACCCACCCGAAGGTGAGTCTTTGCAGTAAGAATGGAATATATCCATCTTCTTCTTACATGAGGTTCTTAACAGCAACGCGACGATAGTAGCGGTTAGAGTTAAGGTTAAGAGCACCAAGACCTTGTGTAGTTCCTTGTGAGAAGGGGTTAGCAACAAGACCATAGCGAGTCTTAAATCCAATTTTTGGTTGGAAGGAATTCTCACCGACGGCACGTACCATCTGTAGTGGAACGTAAGGACAGTAGAACAGTCCAGCGTCATAAGGTGAGGAACCTTTATAACCGACAACGTAGTACTGGTTACCACCTGTTGGTGCAGCGTTAGCACTTGTAAGGTTGGCAGAGTATGGGTCAATGTAGACGCGATACTTACCTTGGAGCACACCAGCGAAGGTGTTACCAGTGTCGTCAACGTTAAGGTTGGCGTTAAGGGCAGGAGTGTAGTCAAGAACACCAGCCATGGTTAGTGCAGATGCTACGTCTGCAGAACACATGATGATGTTGCCCTTTCCGCGACGAGTTCTTTGTGCGATTGCGTTAGCGTCGCGCTCGATCTGGAATAGAAGTCCTTTGAACTTCTCAACTGACCATCTACCGTTGGAGTCAACGTCGAGGTCAAATATACCAGCAGTTGCGGTGTTTTGTACAGCACCTTGCTCAGCAACCTTGTAGATAGTTCTGATAACTTCGCGGTTAATTTCAGCGAGGATCTCAGTACTTAGGATGTTAGCAAGTTCTGCTTCTGCATTCAGACCGTGGATTGCCTTAAGGTCCTGAGCAAGTTCGAGTGAATACTCGGCTTTTAGTGCTCTGGAACGTGCAGTAACCGTGACTTTCTCGATGGAGAATGCCATCTGGTTGAATGCCTGGGTACCTGTACCCTGGAGTGCTTCAGCATCACCAGTATACATACCCTGACCAACTCTATATCCTACAGAGGATGCAGTAGCGGTTGGGTTAAGTACAGCAGGGTTAGTGCCACCACGACCATCAACACCACCAGTTGTGGTAGTACCGAAACCAGCGTTAGGATCAGTCCACCCAGAGGTGTTACCAAATCCAGCGTTGGATCCTGAATAACCAGTATCTGCTTCGTCGAAGAGTGCTTCGTTACTGGTCTGGTTGATGTAGCGTGAACGCATTGCGAAGATGAGTCCAGTAGGTCCACTCATTGGTTGTACACCAGCAAGGTCATAAGCGACCAAGTTTGGCATAGAGCGACGTATTAGACTAATCAATACAGGGTCGAAACCTGCGACAGGACCAGCAGCAGTAGCATCAGCACCGAAACCACCTTGGGCTCCAGCAGCGTTTGCTCTGTTAGTAGGTCCGTCTGCTTCCATCAGGTTGATGCCTGATCCGAAAGCTGCCTCCTCACGGAGGAATTTCTCTTGGTTTTCTAGCAGGACGGCGGTAACCGCTTTACGATGAGGATCTTTGATTTCATCTAGACCTTCATACTCAAGAAGGGGCTTCCACTTTTCCTGCAACTGTTCTGATTGGAACATTTGCTTAAAATAATAGGTTTACGTTAATGTTTAATTCATTTACTTAAATGCTGAAAGTGTCTTCAGATAACCAGCCATACTTCCCTGAGCAACCTCAGGTGATACGTCTACGCCTTCTGAGAGAGTTTCAGATTTAGCACTTGGAGATGCGCCTTTGGCAGGGAAATAAGATTCCTTTAATGTCTCCAACTTTTCACGATATTCGTCTTCACTTGCAAACTCTACACTTTCGGAAAGTGAGGCGAGCTTCTCTTTCTGAGTGGCCGCAAGACCTTCAGAAACTTCATCGAGGATACCATCAGCAACCGACTCTGCGAGACGCTTGTTTAAACCGATGTTCTTCTCAATTTGCTCATTGAGTTTTGTCTCCATGTCATCAAGTTTTTCTACCATACTCTCAAGGACATCATATTTGTCTTCAGGGATTGTTACATAATGTTCTTCAAAAAGACTCTTCATTCCACCAAGGAATGATTCGGTAAGTTCTTCCTTAAGTCCGTTCTCTACTGCCAACTGGTTCTCAGTGAACCACTCATCGGCAACGTACTCTAAGTAAGAATCAACTCTTTCGGCAAGGGCTGCTTTTGCTTCTGCAACTCCTTCCTCAAGTTTTTCAGCATACTCTTCATCTAATGCTACCTTAATTTCGGAAACTTTAGAATTAAGTGCTGCTTCGAAGATTGTTTTTGCTTTCGCTTTAAACTCTTCGGAAAGATCTTCGCCACCTAGAAGTGCATTAACATCATCTTCGATGTTATAAGGACTTTCTGTTACTTCCTCTTCAGAAACTACTTCGTCAGTAGTAACTTCGTCTTCAGCAACAATTTCCTGATCTTCTGTGGGTTCCACTTCTTCTTTGGCAGTTTTACCTTTGCGATTAGTAACTACATCGGAAACTTGCTTTAACGTGCCACCAGGAGTTTTCAGTTTAGCTGAATCATCATCCACCTTGTAGTTTTCTGGTGTAGGTCCGCCCAAATCCTCCACATTTGGTGGTATGCCGCCAGTGCTAAGCTTCTCCATAGGTTCCCCAGGTTTCGCATTAGCGTTAACAGCAGTCTTGGATTGCTTCACTTCTTCTTCCATTTTTTGTAATTTTGTGCCACGAGACATTTTTAATACTCCGATTCCGTAGTTAAAATCTATATTTATTTAGAAGTTTTATAAATTTGATAAGAAATCATTAAATAGATTTAATTTATTCTCATCGAGTTTCTTTTGGGTAGTTAAGGTATTAATCTCCTTATAGGTTCTTTCTACGAACTTCTCACGTAGAACTCCTCCATCCCAAACCCAATCCTTTCCTTCCATGATTCCCTCTACAAAAGCATCGGGAGCTGAAGGATCAGCAACGATATCAGCAGCAGTTGCTAATACGAAGTCATCACCAACAACATTAATTCCTTCTTTGGTTGGTCTTAATGAACCAATACCACGAGAAGAAACACCAAGTTTTACTCCTTCCTCAACAAGAGAAGAAGCAATCTTACCCATTGGGGTATTAAGGATCTTTGCTTTACCTATAAAGTTAGATCCATTTTCTTTTAGGGAAATAATTTTATGAGAAACACGATCAAGGTTTACAGTTGGACCTTCAGGGTGACCCAATTCGCCAAGTGCTCTTCCTGATTGAATATGATTCTCGTTGTAACGTCCAACCTCTTTACGGAGAGTCTCCATAGGATACATTCTACCATTACGGTTTCTAATGTTTCCTTGCAAGAAAACGCCTTCGATATACATTGATTTCCTGCCGCCCTTATTTTCGACAAGAAATTCTACTGATTCAATTTCTTCTCTAATGAGTTTCATTGCGTTAACCGTCCCCTGAGATTTGAACTTGTTGATAATATAAGGAACCTTTATTAGCGTTCCCTTTTTCATTTACAACACTCACTTTATGTTGTCTGACTATGGACTGTCCCAAATTAGTTGTGTAAGCAGTAGAAATACCACTTGTATTAACATTACCAAGAGTTAGTTTAGCCTTAAAGTCACTGTTATATGGTCCAGCATTACCGTTCCATACTGCAGTTACTTCAGCATAACTAATTTTACTAGTCCAGTTACTATCACATGATCCAGTAGTTAATCCTACACAATCACCTATAACAAATGGCCATTGAGTACCTTCTGGTGCATATACCACACAAGGATTAGCAGCAGTGATACTATCGACGATATTCGATCCCTTTGTTTGAGCAAGACTTAATGAAGTATTTGCAGGGATATAAGTATCAGTTTCTCCTACAGTTTCAGCAACACCAGATTTTACTATTACATGACATCCTGCATCTACTGCAGTAAGTCGTATTACATTTGACTGAACATCAAATGCACTTGAAGTGACTGCTGTTCCAGATATTGCAAGAGATCCTCCTGCGCCGACGGGTCTAAGTGCCATTATACTTAAGGTCCATTTAATAGTTATTTAGAAAACTTTTGCAGTAGATTTTTCAACTTCATCCGAAGGAACTTCTTCGACTTCTGCTTCTACTTCTGTATCAACTTCAGCTTCAACATCTGTCTCTGCTTCTGCGTCTACTTCTGTATCTACTTCACTTTCAACTTCAGGTTCTTCATCACCAAATAAAGATGATGCCACTTCAGGGCGATGTCCATCTACTCTTTCTGCTGATTTTGCAAAAAGAAGATCTTTAATTTTATCGCTAATTTGAGATGGCGACTCATCACTCACCATCATATCCATTAATTCATCCATATTTAGTAATAAAATAGTTTAATCCCTAGTATTTATAGTGTCTTAACACTAGGGGTCTATATTTCGCCTCCCTTAGGCATTTTCTTTGGTTGGTCTTCTATTACTTCGGATTCTAAATCTGGTTCAGCAACAGGAGCACCAGCACTATCTACCCCAGCCCCGGCTTGCATTTCTAGTTCTGCACCAAGTGGTAAACCAGTTTCGGGATCAGTTGTCATTGGATCAAAGATCTTACCATCAGCAATTTCTTTTTCAATGAGTTTATCCTGTTCTAAGATTTCTTCATCAGTCTGTCTAAGAATCTTACGTCTTACATAGTCCTGTGAATAGTACTTACCAATATATGGTTCTGCAGTTGCAGCAACAGCAATTCTTTCGTTAAAGAGTTCTGTTTCCTTCAATTCTGAGAAATGATTATCATATAAGAAGTCATATTGGATGTGCTCACTCATTACTTCCCAGTCTTCTGGAGTGATTACATTCTTCAATAATAACTGAGTTTTCAGCATATCATTGAACATATTTGAGAATCTCTTCCTCAAACGTCCAACAAATTTAGTGAATTTTAATTCGTCTCTTAATATCTCTGAGGATCTTCCCAGGTTGAATCCTCCTTCTCCGTCCATTCTTGATGGGGGTACATTGAGCGACCTATATAATTTCTTTTTGAAGTACTCAATATCCGTGATTTCACCAAGGTTTTGACCTCCAGGAAGAGTAGAAATTTCAGTTCCACGACCTCCTTCCCTTCTAGGCAGCCAGAAATCTTCAAGCATTGCCATGTACTTCTTGTCATCACGGATCTCTCCTGTATCTGCGTTGTATACAAGTTTGTTCCGATATCTCATCATCACATCTCTGAGATATTGCTCTGCTTTAATCTTAGGCAAGTTACCTACATCAATATAGAAAATCCTACGCTCTGGAGCACGAGATAATCTGTAAATAACAAGACTATCCTCAATCATTCTAAGTTGATTGAGTGACTTGATTGCCTTATGGAGATATGAAAGTGTTACACCTTTATTTCTATCAACTAGACCAGATGTACAATAAGTGACAGAATCACGAGTCATTTTAATACCCTGACTTGCACCCTTGGCATTAATATTACCAGTTGGATATGCAGGACCAGGATTATAAATGAAATATTCTTCAATTTTAGGGAACGTATAATCCATTGGATTATCGCTCGTCATTTTAGTTACATTATATTTGTCATCCTTACTCTTCTTTTCTTGACGGATATAACGCATTTTCATTGCGTCAATATAACGCAACTCTTGAATCCCTTCATGGGGATTTTTAATATCTATTACCTTATGATAATAGATTCTTCCGTCAACATACCAATTCCTATAAATCTCATGAGCCTTTTTATCAAAGTCTAGAAGATCTTTAATAAATTTAAACTCTGCTCTAATCTTATCTTTAATACCATCACTAGCATTAAGATTGGATAATTCAATCTCAACAGGAGTGTCATTTAGATCACTGACAACTGCCTCATTTACAATATCTTCAATAGCACTATCCGCTTCAGGATGAAGTGCCATTTCACGATATCTTTTAATAAGATCAAATTCAGTTCTAAAGATTCCTTCAATATCAACATAGGAACCAAAAAAACCACTACTCAAATAGTGATCAGACCCATCCTCATTATTTTGAGGAATGGGCGATGCTACAGATGGAGATAGTGGTTCTTGATCCTCAATAGAGAATCCAAAAAGCCTTGCCATAATTTATTTTTATCCTTTTGACTATTTAGTTAGCCGTTTGGACCGCCAGCCCCAGTTAATGAGAAGGAGTTGACTTGGAAATCTACTGTAAATTCTTCGATAGCATCAGAAGAATCATATGATAGATCAATAGAAGATACGGTTGTTGGGAAAATGTCTATAAATTCATATTCCTTTAATACCGCATTTGTATCTCCAGCATTTGTTGTGCTATTCGGAGCTGATCCTCTACCAAGTTGGAATACCTTAGCATTTGTCATATATGCAGAAGGATCGGTTGCACCTAAGTTATTTTCTAACTTGGCAATTAATTCGACCCATTGCTCAAATGCATTTCTTAATCTGAAATTCTCATCCTGAATAACGGTGATTGACCAAACATCAACTGTTCTGTCTCCAGCAACTTTGAAAATACGACCTCTAAAGGGAACATCAATTTGTGCAATATTAGATGCTGGCATTGATGCTGCCTTACACATATATCGGAAGCTGTCTGCATCCCAATCAATTCCTGCTGGCAAAGCAGCTAATTCAACTTCGAATAAATTCGGTCTTGCACCACCCCCAATAAGGGCGGCCTTAAACTGAGAAATTGTTTTGTTTTCTCTGGATGTTGCCATAATTCTTTAATCCTCCTGTTAGTTATTTAGATAATATATCGAATTAAGCGCGACCAGCGACTTCTTCAAATGAGACCCCAGTTCTAGTAGCAACAAACGTAAGAGTTACGTAGTTGATAGACTTGGCAGGTTTCAGATAGATGTCTGCTCTAAATTCATTGTTATCGATAACATCAGGAGTGTTATTTGTAGTATCGCAAATAACTAGGAATCCGTAAATACCACGTTTTGCCTCAACATCCCTTAGATAAGGTTCAACAATGTTTCTGAAGTTTGCTCTTGTCAACTCATCATTGAGTTCAAAGAGTTGTGCTTCTGCAGCATTCTCAAGTGCTTGCTCAATAGTAAGGAACAAACGACGAACGTTAATTCTATCAAACGCCGATGGGTATGATAGACCTGTCTTATCTCCATAAAGAAGAGTTCCAGTTCCAGGTTGAGTAATAATTGAGTTAACTCTCTGAGGATAAAGTAGATCTCTTTGATCCTTAGTTGGGTTGTATGCTAGTTTAATAACATTATTTAAGATACCTCTTTGCTGTCCAGCAGGAGAGAACCAAGGATAAGCATTAATATTTGTGCGACACATTAGACCAGCAACGTCTCCGTTACATGGAATGTATCTAAACTCATTATTAAATCTATCATAAGTGTACTTATAACCACTATCAAATACCGCATAAGATGAGGAATTGATTGGGCTATAGTAGGTAAGTAGATTCGTTGTTTGAGTACCAGTATCAGTAATGTTTACCAAATCTGCTCTATGTGGTCCAATACAAGCAACACAATCTTTTCTTTCTCCTGCAAGAGAAATTAGATGATTTGCTTTTGCTTGAGATAGATCTCTAGCACCAAGACCAGGACCCATAATAAAGTAATCAACTGCTACCTCATCTTTGTTCTCAAACTTATTATAAGAAGTCTTGAGTGAAGCAAGAGTTGCAGTCATTCCACCATTCTCACCAGTAGCAGGAATTGTGGAAGAGTAGTCAGTACCACCACCTAAAGCGTAGGTAATATTTCCAAGTGAGGAGAAGTTTGCGTCTTGTGCTTTTTGTCCCCATAAACCTTGAGCAGTTGTGTAAGTAACACATGTTGATGCGAAACCACTTGCTCTTGGTTCGGTTAACCAGTAAGCATCTCTAGCCTGTGATGGATTATATCCAGCATATAGATTTGTTGAGAAATCTGCAAGATACTGTTTGTAGTAAATCTTCTGAGGAGAATTTACTGCAGATACACAGTCTTCTGCTTTAGATATACTCAAATGCTTCTCAAGGATGTTACCTTGAATTCCACTAACTGTACCGAAATCATCAACAACAGCAACGTGCATTGCATCGTTCTTACCATTGCGATCACTTACATATACGTTAGTGATTGGTTTTGGTGCAAGAGACTTCCAGTAAACTGTTGAGTTTTCTAATCCTAGAGTCTGCTCATTGTACCAATCTTTTGCCGTGGTTGGTGTAAATGCTACAGCAGCAATACCACCACCAGTTGTACCAGTGTTAATACCAGAGTTGTTTACAAACCAGATACTATCTGAGGTATCAAACGCAGCATACTGAGCATTTTCTGCGTAATCAATCCTTGTTTCTGTACCAGCACTTGAAACTCGTGCGGTAATCTTAACATCAATGGTAGATTCACTGTTTGTTGAATCAGTAGATACACCCGTAATAATACCCTTGAGGTATCCACTATAAGTTGATGTAGTACCAATACCAGGTAGAACTACACTACTTAAAGCTGCCGTAACAGCATATCCAATGATAGCACCTGCTTCATTAAGATCAGTAGTTGTAATACCCAACCTTTGGTCTGCTAAGTCATCAATCTGACAAACTTTTAATCCGTTAGCCCAAGAACCAGGAGTTTTTGCTCCGTAATAGAAGTCTGTTGCTGAATTCCAATTTGCATTATAGTCATCGTAGCTCTTAATTTTTAAGGAACCACCACCAGTAACTGTAGTAGAAGCAATACCGACACCAGCATTTGATGTCCCCATATCAGTATCGTCAGTTCTACAAACTTTTAGAACTCCTCCGTATGACAAGTAAGATGCTGCACTCATCCAGTACTCATATTGAGCATCTGTGGAAAGAGGCTTACCAAAACTATTGATAAGATCTTCTTCTGTAGTAACATCAATTGGGTCATCTACCGGACCAATTCTAAAAGGACCAGCAATTGCACCGATGTTATCCAGTACATTATCAGCTCTTCCCTGCGTTAAATCAACCTCTCTGACCAATACTCCAGGAGATAATTGAGGAGTCGCCATGTTTTTTTTCTCCGATTCTCAGATTAATCTAAAAATTATTTATTGTTTTGGACGTTTACATATACTCCCACATATATGATCGATCCCCATACTCATCTGTATGCCATCGATCTCCTTCTGCATCTACAAAACTAGTATCGTCCATTCCATCAGAAATAAATCCAAATGGTGCCATATCTTGTTCTATTTGATTCTTCTGCTCTTCATATAATCTTTTTCTTACATCCTGATCAGTAAGTTCTTTAAAGTACTCACATTGTACTAACCATGCATATATGACCAAGCACATTGCAAGATCATCATTACATCCTTCTTCTGCCTCGAAAGAATTACTTTTTTGAATAAAGGTTGTTAATTCGCTTAGTATTTCATAATCATTGAATATTAGTTTATCAGTTTCTATAATCGTCTTTAAGTTAAGAGAACCGACCTTCTTAACAGTTTTTGACATCTTCACTCCAAGTTGTGTTTTCTTACCAGAGAACCCCTGACCGACAACTTGACCTGCTCTACCTCTCATAGAACACATTAAAAGATTTTCATACTCTAAATCATAGTTTAATATAGATGCTACTTGATCTCCAATATCATTTACTTCACATAGAACAAAAGCATTATTATAATTTTTAACTACTTCATATATGACACTTGGAAAAAGCATCGGTTTAATTTCATTATTTCTAAATTTAGCAACTACTCTATGAGGAAACTCGGTAATATCTATGATAACAAAAGCTGAGTAATCATTACCTACTCCACGAGCAACGTCTACTGTACAAACATAATCGTGTTTTGGTTTAGGATCTTCATAGACATCTAATCCAGCATTTCTTGTTTTAGGATTTTCATAAACAAGAGATCTTAATTTACTAGGTGCAATAAGAGTATCAACAGATCCTAAGAATTCACACTCAAACTCAATCTTAAACTGTTGTTCAGATGTGTTTGCAATGGTCTGTTCTCTCCATACATCATCTCTTCCTGGAACTTCAGACCAATGAACATCAGTAGGAACATATTCATTCTTTCCTTTTTCTGCATCATGCCAATACCTATAAAAATGATTCATCCCGTGAGGGGTAGAAACCATTATTACCTTGGTCGATTTACCAGAAGTAATAGTAGGGTAAACACTAGCAAAGAAAGACTCAGCGATGTGATTGGGAACAAAAGCAAATTCATCCAAGAATAGGATATTGAAAGACATACCCCTAACAGCACTAGCAGAGGTAGACGCAGCCAAGATTTTCGAACCATTTTCCAACTCCAATGAACCTTTATTCCACGATATAATACCTTGTTGCATCCACTTAGGTAAATTCTCATATGCAGTCTGCAATCTACCTAAAAGGTCTCTAGCAGTTGCTGCCTTGTTAGCAAGAATACCAATATTAACATTATCATTAAACACAGCATAATGTAATAAGTAAGATACCGATGTAGTAGACTTACCAGTCTGTCTAGGCATCTTACAAATATTAAATCTATTATCGTGAAATCTCTTAATTAAAGTCTCTTGAAAATGATAAGGTTCAAAAGGTACAAGACCTTCATCAAGAGAAACAATTTTTACATGTTGTTTAGCAAAATAAACTGGATCATGCTTACAAGCCATGAATTCCAGGATTTGCTCCTTTGTAAACTCTTGTTGGACATTCGCCTTCTTCAGAAGGGGATTACCCAAATATACGTCATCCATTACAGGCATAATTACATCATTTCATAGTGTCCAAATCTTCTGTTGTGATCTATAGTTTTTTGTTGTAGTTCTAAAATTTTTTTGAGGTTTTTTAATTCTTTATCTTTCTTTTCTAGTTCTTCAGTTTTATTTTTGTCCTCCCGCTTGGAGGAGTGGTTCTCCTGGGTCATAGTTAGAAACTTGGTAGTTCCAGAGTTTAGCACCAGGATACACTTTTCTCACTTGATCCTGGACTTCTCTGCGTGATGGGACTTTGACGGATGGAAAAAACATTTTTATCATGTAGTTAGTTCCTCGCCAAGCCAGATAACAGTCTATTATATTGCCTGTCTTGTTGTAATTTGGAAGACGTGTTGCTTCTTCCAAAGGGTCATCATATTTTATATTTGTTGTTGTAGGTTGTAAAGGTTCTGGTTTAATTATATCAAAAGACTCAAAATCGCGGAAGACGACTCCTTCGCCGTAATCTTCCACTTTGATACCACAATTCTCTAAAGCAGCAACTTGAGCTGGTCCCATATTGTAATAAAAAACACAAATACCTATCTATTTATCGTTTTCTTCATCTTCCGCAACAAATTTATAGTATTGCAGTCTCCTTCGGAGGACGAGAACCTCTTGTTTGAGGTCAGCATTCTCCTCCTCTAATTGTTCAATGTGTTCTTCGTAGACTACATACATGTAATTATTTAATCACTTAATCTTTTCTTCCACTTCAAGATCTTCACAACCCTTAAAGTCTTGTGCCATTTGACCACCAATTTCAGCACCTTGATCCATACCAATCATTGTCATTGCTCCTGCCAAAACCCATCCAACTACAGGAATTGAAGCAATACTACTATTAGCAACTACAGCAGTACCGAGACCACCACCAATTAATCTTCCAGTAGATTCTCCACTACCTTGTGCTTTGATACAAGCAATCTGTTTAGCAGTAAGTGGTTTACCATCCTTCCCTATCATAGGAGTTACATGTAAAGCACCTTCAGCCATATATTGTCTTTCTATAACTCCTTCTTTCTTACCCAATCCTAAGAATCCAGCAGGACGTTTAACCCTCTCTACAGTTGCCATGACTTTAGGATCATGTGCTCTATAATTTATAAAATAACCATCTGGACCTGCTTTAACAGTATATGCAGTATATTGTCCAATTGGTAAATTTAACTTAGGATATTTGGTACTTTGAGATAGCATGTTAATCATGCCAACATGAGATATCCCAAGAATAGTTCCTAAACTAATACCAATCCACTTCTTCATTCACCAGACCATTACTCTATCTTATATAGGAGACTTATTCTCCACCACCATTGCCACCACCGCCGTTGCCGTTCCCACCATTACCATTGCCAGAATGGCCATTGCCATTTCCGTTACCGTTATTGGACCCATTACCGTTGCCATTTTTCTTTTTCTCCTCATAGTCACGAGCTAGATACCCACTTCGCATAACATGCCAACCTTTGGGAATCTTTTTACATTTCTTGTCAGTATAGCACCAATACTGTCCTTCTGGACACCTTTTCTTTGCCGCCTCTTCAATAAATTGATTAATGTTTTTCATCTAACTCCCATAAATTGCTGATAAGTCCTCTTCATTTTATTTACCACTTTCTGAGCTTCCAGTTCTACAAATTCTTTTGATGCTGCTACCTGAGCATCAACACCTGCCATCGATAATTTCTCAACAGGCCATACATTAGAGAATCTCCATTTTGCTAATCCAGATTGTCCTGGAGTTTGATAATCTTGAGAAAGTAATTCATCATCATAAGGAAAAAGTAATGGATCATAGTTAGCAATACTCGCACCAGTAGAATTGGTCGGTGTTGCTTCATTTATATAATCTTTGAACTTTTTCATTATACAGTTAATGCCGTTGCTAAGACTGTAACCGTTGCAGATGATGCACTACCCATATTTACATAAACCTTAAGGTTTGCTCCGTCAATACCAGTAGTAAATGTTCCTAACATAGATCCAGTTGCAACTGCAGATTCTTCTAAAATACTTGCAGTTGTACCATCATGTATAACCAGATATCGACCTACTTGATATGCAGAACCTTGAGTAATCTGAATAATAATAGATGCAGAACGATAATCTGCATGAGCAACAGAGTATACTGATGTTGCACTTGTAGATGAAACAGCAGTATCTTCTTCAGATGCTCCTCCAGGAACATCAGTTAATCCAGAACCATCTCCAACAAAATTCGTTGCAGTTACAATTCCAGCAGTTATATTACCATTAGCATATATGGTAGCAGCAGTTCCAACTGTAAATCCTCCTGCTGTTACATTTCCTGTAGATGGATTATATGTAAGTCCAGTATCAGATTCTGCTCCTTGAGATCCTGTTGCGCCATCAACAAATATTGGATAGACAGTTTCATCTGTAGAATTATTAGCAGTGACTGTGAAAGTACCAGCATTACCAGATACATCACCTGTTACGTCACCTGTTACATCTCCAGTTAAATCACCTACAAATCCACCGTTAGAAGTTACAATTCCTGCAGCTGCAATATTACCATTAGTGAATACAGTAGCACCTGTGCTAACAGAGAATTTAGTACCATCATAAGTTAATGTTGATTCTCCGTTTAATGTATTTGCACTATCCGATCCTGTTATAATTCTATCATCTGCATTAGTGTTTATTGTTACTCCAGATGGAAGACCCGTTAATCCAGAACCATCTCCAATATAACTTGATGCAGTTACTACTCCAGAGAATGATGCATTACCGTTAGAATATATCGTTGCAGCAGAACCTACCCGAAGACCATCAGTAAGAGTTGCAATACCAGATGCTATGTTTAAACCAAGAGTGGTAATCTGTATTCCCTTGGTTGCAGTAACAATACCAGTAGAATAGATATCAGTTACCGTATCATAATTAAGTGATGATGCTGTAAAGATACCAGTAAAATAACCATTAGTTGCAGTAATGGTTCCAACAGTCATCCCTCCAGTGGATGTATTGCCATTATCTAATACATCATCTAAAGTTAATATAGGAGATAATGCAGTACTTGCAATACCCACCCAATCAGATCCATCATAAATTAAAAGTTTATTTTCTCCTGTAGATTCATCAAAGCTGACATCCGCCATATCTTTGAGGAAACCAGCACCACCACCACCGATGGTATATAATTGCTGTTCAACTCTATTAACGAATAATCTATAATGCCTTGATAAATCCTCTAATGTAGCATATGTTTGATCAGTTGCCGTAAGAGGATCATTTCCCTGTTTTTGACTAGGATCAGGAGTTATAGGTCTTCCAGGATCAGTATCACTTGGATACTTTGAAACCTCTTCAGTTAAGGTTTCCTGAGTTCCTTTTAATTCCTCAACAATTCTATAAAGTTCAGCAATATTAGTTCCTTTATCTTCAACCTTTTCAGTTAACTTAGAGATATCCTCTTTTAAATCATCAATATTCTCATCATAATATTTTACTTCAGGAAGTTCTGCAATCTCTTTTTGTAATTGCTCAAAATATACTCTAAGAGATGTATTAACAGTCTGCTGTGCTTCTACATTCTTATTATTAAATTCATCAATTTGCTCTTTAACATTCTTCTTTAATACCTGATATTCACCAAGTATTTGCTTCTTTAATTTACGATCATCATCTTTAAACTCTTTATGATGATCCCAAACCTTTAAAGCTGATTCTCTTAATTCCTCATAGATCTTATCAGAAGTTTTCTTTATTTGTTCCTTTAATTCATCCTTTGCATCATCTAAATTTTCCTGTACATTCTTAACATCTACTCCTCTATCAAAATCTTTTGTTTCTAATGATTCTGTGAGTTCTTTTACCTCAAAAGTAATCTTATCCCTAACTGTCTGTATTTGATCTTTTACCTTAACAAAATCATCATCAATTATACTAAATGTCCTTCCGACCCATGAAAGATCAGGAAGGCTATCTTCATTAACCCATTCTGGTAAATTTGGAATCTCAGATCGAACTTTATCAATCTGTTCACAAATTGCTTCTATTTCTAGATCATATAATTTCTGTTCAGGAATCTCAGGAATAGATTCCTTCAGAATCTCAATCCTATCATCAAGATCAGAAATTTCCTGATCATATACCTTTGCTTCTGGTATATCAGCAATCTCTTGTTTTAAAGATTCAATCCGAGCAGATAATTCTTCTACTTCATTATCATAGATTCTCTCTTCGGGAATGCTTCTTTTAACTTCCCAAATATGCTCAGATAACTCTTTTAATTCTTTGTCGTAATACTTAATCTCAGGAATGTTAGGTATATCCTTTCTAACATCACTGATAAGACGTAATATCTCTCCAAGACTTTCTACAGATATTTTGTCATCTATTGCTTCTTCTTCAATATCTATTTCTTCTATAATCTCTTCTACTTCGTCCTTTTCTTTTTCAATGAATTCTTCAACAGAGGGTAACTCTGATTCTACTATAAGATCTTCTATTGAAGGTAAATTTTCAAGATTGTCTTCAGACATTGTTAAGGACTATTAGTAATTGATACTTCGGGATTTCTCTCCCAATCTTATTTAGATTCTTTGGGTAGTCCAGACTTTAATAGTTTTGCTAACTCTGAAGTTGATCCTACAAACAATGCATTATTAACAGTATTAGGTCCTTTCTGTTGCTGCTCTTCGTTAACATCTTTCAATTTCTTCTGAAGATCCATTAACTTATCAGTAGCATCAGAAACACTCTTAATTAACTGACCTGCAACCTCATATGCTCTGGGCATTTCACTCTCTTGAGCAAGTTCAAGAATACCATTAATTGCTTCTTGTCCTTTCTCTATAATACTGTAAAGGTTACCACGAGTATACTCATAATCCTTCTCAATATCATTTTGAGTAAATCTATCAGGTTTCTGTTCAGGGGTTATCCCAACATTCTCCTCTGCCGGAACAATTGTAGATTCTACATTAAAAGCATCATCTAGATTAGTCATCTTCATGAGTATTCGCCACTAAATCCAAAGTCATCACCCATTTCAATTAGATCATCATCAGCAGATGTAATAGCCTTGACAGCAGCACCTCTTACATGAGCAGCAGCAGTGGTACTATCTTGACCTCTCTTAACGCTAATTTTATTACCACTAATTGAATTAATAAACATTTCCTCACCATCTACATCAACATAAGTTTCTGCAGTGAGACTGGTTCCACTATCTACCTCGAAGGTTGTAGCGGTTTCAGTAATATCCTCTGCCAAGTTAGTAGAAACACTATCATTGTAATCTTTGATAGCTCTTGGAGTAACAGAGTATGTAACATCTCTTTCTGTACTCTTGGAACCACCAGCAAGATACCTGACAGAAACTGCCTTGACAATATCTGCAGTAGCAGAAGAAACAGGACCAAATAGATATGTTTTTGCACTAAATCTTAATGTATAATATAAAACTCTACGAGTATTGAAATCACCTTCATAATCATCTTGGAATGTTACATTTTCGAGTACAATAGGAATATCTCTCTTTTCCTTCATTGACTCTACAAGTTTAATTGTAAGATTATAAGACGGTTGGAAATACGGTAATATCTGTTCAACAATTTGTAATGCATCATCATTTAATTTTGTCATAATGCCTAGTTCAAATTGCATCGTATATGGAACAGGCATAAATGCTTTATTTGTATTCTTTCCTGTAGTATTATCTTTTACAGTAAATTGCTGCGTAGTCGTAACTTTTCTAGAGGCATCATAAGTCAATCCCACAAATTCAAAGGACATTCTAGGTAATGTAATTTGAACCCTTTTATTAAGATCTGGAGATTGTTCTAATCTTGCTAAAAACTTTTGAATAGGCCCATATGCCAAAGGAACTTTCTGTACCTGCTCATTTCCATCATCATCCGTATGCTTGATGGAGATGTCGTTAAACAACGTACCAAAGCCAATGATAGTCTTTCTAAAGATTTCGTGATAAAAATACTCAAACATAGTTACAGACCTAGTATCTTATTTATGGTTGACCGAACGGATTACCTTCAGTGAAGTCGAGAATATCATCTGCAGCAGTTTCAAATCCATCATTATCAGCATATCCATCATCAAAATTAGTGAGATCTATTAGTCTTATACTATGGACAGCACCAGATGTTCCACCTGTAATCGACTCTCCTTTACGGAATCCACTTCCCTCTACAGTAGAAACTTCTAGTTCACTTGTAACTGCATTCCACTTCCTTACTCGTGCAGTAGTACCACTTGTACCACCTGTAATAACTTCATTAAATGCGAAGTTACCAGAACCAGTACTTGTAGCAGGAGCAGCAATTGTAACTGTTGGTGCAACGGTATAACCAGAACCAGCATTAGATATATGAATAGCAGAGATTGTTCCCGCAGTACTTACAACAGCAGTAGCAGCAGCACCAACAGTAGCAGCCGTACCAACAGCAGTAAAGGTAATTGTAGGAGTTGTACTATATCCAGAACCACCAGATGTAACAGTAACAATACCAATCGAACCATTACCCATTCCGCATGTAGCAGCAGCACCAGATCCACCACCACCAAAGAACTCAATATCAGGTCCTGTGGTATAACCAGCACCTGGATTAGTTAGATATGCACTTTGAACTACACTTGACTTTTGATCAGCAGGATCAGCAGCACCAGAGCATACAACAATTCCACTCTTTAAGTAAACTGTACCTATACCTTGTACTCCACCAGAAGGTGCAGAAGATATTGCAACTCTAGGTGCATATGTATATCCACTTCCTCTATCAGATAAAGTAATAAACTGAACAGCACCATTAACAAGCATTGTTTCAGCAGTTGCTTGTGTAGCAGTGCCAACAACTGTTAAGAGTTGAGTACCACCAATAATGAAATCTTCACCATCAGCACCTTCAGTTGCCTCTAGAGTATCATCAATTTCGTCAACACCAGTATCAATGACTTCATCCTCATAACGGAAGAGTTCACATCTAAGAGTATATACATAATTCTCTCTCAGCATGTAGAAAGGTTTTTCATGCTCTACATACTTAATCTCAAAAAGTCTATCTCCTAATGGGAAATAAACTAAATCTCCTTCTTTTGGTCTAGTTGCTAATTTTATATTATCCTCATTCTTCATCAATGGTTCAATATAAGTTTCCCATCTATCTCTAGAAATAGTTAAGGTTACTTCATTTGTGGCTTGAATTCCAAACTTAGATAATAATGTAGGATTCTCATCATATCCCTCATAATTTTCTACATATGCTTCTAATGGATATGCATCGGTAAAAGAAGATTCTGTTACCTCATTCAAAATATTATCAGTCTTCAAATATTGACGAGGCATATAATGTATCTCAACACCATACATCTTCAACTGCTCATCAATAAGCGATTGAACTAAATTTTGTTCGCTCTTGGAACCTTGTTGAAAATAAGGGTTAAGTACCATATTCTTAACCTATCATATCTAACGGTGGAAGTTCATAAGTGTTAGACATTTGCTCTCTGATGACTTCTAGATCTTTTTCTGCATCATCATAGATTTGTCTTCCATTTAATTCTATACCACCAGGTAATTTAACTCCTTGGAATTTAAGTAAATTCTGTCCCCACTGTCTTTTCATAGTTGCAGTGAGATATCGTTTTAAGAAAGAATCATTCCACACTCTTGCATAATCACTAGGATCAAGAGTTCTCCAACAATCGATAATAATATAATCATTTGCGGTCATACTAGCCCAATCAATATCAAGATACAATCTATCCATTCTTTGATTAAATCTTATTTGCTTCTGAGTTGTTAACAAAAACTCAATATCCTCTAGATAAGTTTTTGTCATTGCATAAGTCAGAAGTTCAATAGCACCCCAATAATAAACATCATTTAAAAATAACTGGTACTTAACACTAAACATATTATTAGTAACAGTGTTAGTACCATCAAAATGAAATACTTTGTTTACCCCAATAACTGCTGGTGGTACTTGTAAATAATTACTATTTTCATACCAATCAAACTGTACGGATGATCCATCAATATCAGAGGTTGCACTGGTTGTTGTTATACCTGGACCAGAGGACGGTTTTGCTCTACCCCTATCAATATCGTCCTGAGTTATCTTATATTTTAAATACGTATTCAGAACACCGTCAAAATGACGTTCATTGAAGAGTTGTATAGCATCATCAATTAAATCTTGACACTGTTCATCTGCAAGGTTTATTTCCAGAACAGGAGCACCTAATTGTCGTAGACAATACTCTTTTAATTCGTTTCTACTTGCTGGTTGTGCCATTTATACAATACCTCCTTCAGTATTTAGGGTGCAGATGAAACGCCACCCCTTACCATGATATTCCCATCGGCAATTCTGTAAACGGTAGCACCAGAACTTACAAGAACATCATAAACATATCTTCCTTCTGATATATTTCTTGTTGCAGTAGATCCCAATGAAATGGTAAATTTACCTGCAGTAGAACTAGTAGTATCAATACCAACAATAAAAGTTGCGGTAGCAGTAGATCCTGATCCAACAGATACACTTTTCTTCATCTGAGATGAACCTGTCCAACCTGTTGTAGTAGCAATACCAACAGCATTAGTGGTAGAAAAATTCCATCCAGTATTTGAAGTATCTACTACCTCAAAAGTTCCAGTAAAATCTGCACCAACATTTAAAGTTAAATCGGCAGCATATGCTACTCCAGCTTCTGGATCAAAGGTAATTTTCTTAGTTGCCATTTACCAGACTCCGTAGAAGTTGCTTGATTTCATTCATCTCACTTTTTAGTTCAGCGAGATCTTCTTCCATAGATTCTGCTTTCTTTTGACGAGACTTATACTCATCATATTCAGATCTATTGGTATTAACAACAAAATTAGTTCTAGAATTCTTAACTAGATTATCACGACCTTTTACTTTAAGATATGTCATATTATGCAAGTGTGATAACTCTTAAATTAGACATTCTTGGTACGAATGCTTGATTAGTAGAAGTAAAGTCAAGTTTAATCCTAAAAGCCTTGAATGATTGTAAATTATTTACAGTAAAGGTATACTCTCTGTAATTTAATTTATCTGGAGTAAATCCAGAAGCATCAGACTTAGGAACTAAAGTGTCAGATCTTCCATCATTATTAGCAGGATCAATAACATTTCCCTTTTCATTCACATTAAGATAACCTGGGAAAGGAGTAAATACAGGCTCAAAATTCTCTGCATCACTAGTAGCATAGAATGCCCTTACATCATTATAATCATTAAGATGAGCATCAAAGATAATCTTAATAGAAGTTGCTGATGTTTCTAAAACATTTTCTTTAGAAATATACTGACAAGCATTTGGATCTGCCGCAATAGTATCAACTCTATCATCAGTTATATAACTAGAAACCATATTATCAATACGGTTAGAAGTTAAAATTGCACTTATTCTCTGAGAATCAATCCACGGTGATAACCTATTATCCTCTGTAGAAAGATTAAGAGTTAAATTAAGAGATCTGTCGCCAGGAAGTACTGTAACACTAGAATTATTTGTTTCATTAACTCTAGAAGCAATAACTCTAGGAGAATCTAGATAATTATTCTTATTCAAAACAACAGATTCATAACCCTTATCTGAAAATGGAGTATCTGAACCTTGTCCCGATCCATTATTCAAACTTGTACCACTAATAGTACGTACTTCTGCTGAAAGATTAGTTCCAGGAACCGTAACATTAGTAATCATAGGACTAATGACTTCAAACGGCATATTCTGAGTGGCACGAATATTATATCCACCACTAGATTTGGTTGAATTTGTATAGAGAACAGGGAAACTTAATCCATCCGTTCTACCAACACCTGTAGAAGAACTTGTATCCAACTTAATAGTATAGGAATCAAATGTAATTGGAGTACTTGTAGTCTGAATACCAACATCACTTAAGGTGTGAGTGGTATTAATTCTCCTTAAGGATAATCCTCCAAGTTCATACTTATAAACAGATTGTCCTGAAATGTAATTCCTTGATTCAGTAGAGTCTACATTTCTTGTAACTCCACCTAAAGTATTACCACTAGCAGTAGAATAAGAGATAATTTCATCTCCAATCAATGCATAACCTAAATTGGTAGTACCTACACCAACATTCTCAAATGTACTAAAGTCACTACTAGAATCAATCGATATAGAAGCTGTAGAATCAGCAGCATAAGGAGAAGATAGTTTGGTTGGTGAAACGTCAGATGCTACCTTAGAAAGAGTAACTCTGTTAGTTTCATGATGCATACCATGATTCTTATGATCCACAGTAAAGTGTAAACCATCAGTAACAGGAGTTATGGTTAGAGTATCACCATATATTCTTTCAGCACCCCAATTCATTTGCGTTGTAACACCCGTTGTAGTTTGAGTGTATAGCATTGTAGTGCCAGCTCCAGTAGAGAAATCTCCTTGAACCTGATCCAGAATAATTTGGTTAGTTGCTCCAAGAGAAACAACAGATAATCTTCCATTAATACCAATACTTGTAGTAAATCCAAGTACATCACCTACTTGATAACCAGTTCCTGGAGTTGTTATAGTTCCAGAAGCGACTACCCCACTAGAAACAACAACTGTTGCTTTCATACCACTACCATTACCAGTAATATTAGTGAGTCCAATACCAGTGAATGATCCATCAGTATATCCATAACCAGCATTTACCACAGTCATCGCTGCAAGAGCACAACTACCAGCGAAACCAACTAACTTACCAGTACCAGTAGATCCAGTTTGACTGACTTCAGTTCCCAATTCCATTGCTGTATTACCAGCTAAGGTTGTTCCTAAACCAACTCTGATCTTTCTGGATTGCAAATTAATAGAATCTGGCATCAATACAGGAATTTGAGAGTTTCCTTCGCCCAAAATAGGACTATAAACTTGTAAAGTACCACTAGTTTCAAATTGTGCTCTATTTAAAGTGAACTTAAGATCTTCCCACTGACTTGGATCCCATGTTGAACCGTTCTGGGATTTGAATAGTGATCCAAGGAAAGGTTGCTGAGAGACAAATTCGTCAGTTATTAAATCATTTTCTCCCACTCTTGAAATAAAGACTCTATATTGATTAGAATTGGACCTTAAGACAAATGCATATTCGGTTCCACCTTCTAGATAAATGGGAGATTTAAAACTAAATCTAGTTGCTACACTACCATCTTGAGAAACAGTAATCTCATCTGGATTTTTATAGATTTGTGAGAATGGTAAGACATCAGTTGTTGGAGTACCATTACTCATAGGTCGAAGTTCACAAATCACAGGTGTATTATCAGGGTCTATCTTCTGGAAGAATACATCACAACTTGTAACAAAAATACCACCTGGATCTTCAACATTAAAGGATTGTGCAAGAGGGTCATGCCTCCATCTCCTTTCTCCCGTTATAACTCGTACCTCTCTTGATCCTAGTTGAGCTGTTGTAGTTTGAGTACTAACAAATTCTCTTGCTGCCCTTTCTTGTCTAGTTTCAATAGTGTCAACACGAGCATTTCTTACCGAAATAATATTTTCTTGAACTGTCTTTATAGTTCCAGTTGCTTCATAATTTTCTTCACCAAGAGTACTTGCATTATTATCATTACCCTCAGGAGCATCAGTAAATTTAAATGTCTTCACTCCCGTTTCCCAAGTAGGATTCATGGGATTATTTGGATTTGGAATAAAGAAACTTGCTAAACAACTGGAAGCATAGTCAGAAACTAATCTTAAATTGGTAATTTTAGCTTGAGCATTAGAAGTTTGACCTTTAAGAACCATTCCAGATTCTACCCACCCAAAGAAATCTCCTTGTGGTTGTTCTGCTAACGCCATAATATCAACGTTCAAAATAGTAGAAGTTGATGAATATGATGGGGGAATAACTGTAGGATTACCTTCAAGTTGAACCTGACCAGGATTACCTGAATAAGTCTCTAATACAACAGGTCCAGTTTCAGAAGTATAAGGATTACTTGAATATATTCTTGTAGGAGCATTAAATGGTCCTTCCTTATGATTAGACTGTGCTACTCTAAAGTTAACTACAGAGAAAGTAGCGGATCCATCAGTAGTAGTTCTTTGAACTTCTCCAACTACAGTTTCTCCAACCTGGAAAGTACCTGTAGTCATCTCAATTTCTAACAACTTAGGAATCATAAACCTATCAACATTCACCATATCAAAGAAGGAATATATCCTTGTTAATGGTTTAAATCCTTTACCTTCAACAGCAACATTTCTAGAACGCATAATAGGAGCAGCGTCCTCACTAATTGTTCTATCACCAAAGGAGAAATTATCCCAAGATTCTGTTATAAGTTGTCTACTTCCAGATCTCCAATCAAAACCAGTTCTAAAAGTATCAACCATCGTATCACGGAAAGTAGTTGTTAAACGATCTTCCCAATTTTGCACTCCTCTCCACCGATGACCACCAATATTAGTAGTTCCACGACGAGTAACTCTCGTTTCTGTGCGATTTCTTGTTCTAGTTTCAGTTTCAGTTCCTGTCCAAACAGTTTCCCAACCATTCCATAAGATATCAGTTAGTCCAGTTTGTGGATCAAATCCACCAAAGTCTCTTTCTGCATCCGCAATGGTCTGCATATAATTTCCTTCTACCTGTACCACTTGTGCATCAATTCTTACAGTATCTACCCAGGTATCAGAAGCTGGAGTTAATTCAATATCACCTTTCCAAACACTCATTATGAAAGGAGTAACAGATTCAGATCTAGTACCAAATGGTTGTTTTACCCATTCCGTTTCAGTATAATCTAATGTAATACAATCACCAGTTTTCTTTATATTAGTACCTTCTGGTTCTGTAACGCCATCATATATGTTAGCACTGCCTTCAACAGGACCTATCTGTAAATCAATCGCATTAGTATAATGAGTAGGTCTAGATTCTTTATTTGTTGGATCTATACTATTCTTAATCTTAACTCGATCTTCTTGTGCTTTAAAATCAACAAAATTATCTACAAAGAAACCAGATTTAAACTTATTCAATCCATTAGCATCAGGAATGAATAAATTCTCAGTAGCAGTTTCTAATAAGGTTAAAGAAGTATAATATTCAAGATTTTGAATCCTCTCTTCGAGTTTTCTAATATCTTGCATCCTATATCCCTTATGCTTCAAGAAAGATATAGATGCCTCTGATGGATTGAATAGATATGGTGGAAGAGTAACCTTTGCTAATTCCATTGCATCATCAAGAGGTACAGATGCTTCTGGATTCTCTGCAGGGTCTCCCTTGACAACCTTTATATCTCCACCTTTAGTAAGGTAAATTCTATCGATTCTTCCAAGATAGAAGGAATAATCCGTAGTAAGTGCTTCATCAGATGCTAGAATGTTACTAGCAGAATTTCCACTTTGATTAAATGATCTTCCCAAAAATTCTAAAGGAGATCTACTATTAGTGGCCTGAACAGTATAATCAGAAACTCTAGGTCTTATATCAATAATGTCAGTATTTCTAATACCATTTACTTCAGAAATATCAGTATCATAATCAAATGCATCATAAGAATTCTTAGTAGTAATATCACCTTCATCTCCTGAATCATAATATGCACTGGTGAAATAAACCTTTAGTTGTTTTTTAGGTGCATCAGATTTATTCTTCCGAGTAATGAATCCATAATTATAGAAAGTTCCCTTTTGTCCATTATTGAAAGTATAATTAGCTCCAATATCGTTACTTGGTTCAGAAATAGTAGTTATAACTCCCCTAACATTAGATTCTTTGAAAGTAACTGTTTCACCTTCATTGAAAGCAGTATCATTTCTTAAAGTATATGAAATCTGAGTGGTACTCAATTCTTCAGCATATGATGCAATAGCACCAGAATCTTCTCCAACAATTGTCTCACCAATAATCAAATCTTGTGTCTGTCCAGTTACACCGTCCAATGAAGCTAAAGTCATCTTAGGAGCAGATGCAGTAGAAGTATCTCTTGATTCAAAAATTCCTAAAATTCTAATAACATCAGGAACATTCAAACAAATTTTCTCATCTTGAACTCTAGTTCCATATGAGAATGTACCATAAGTTAATCCATCATTTAATGTAGTAGATCCAGTACCTGAAGCAGCTGTAGTGGATTTATCAACAATAACAGAATTAACTCTCTGCAATCTCTTATTTTTTGCCTTTATTGTACCTTTACTTAAAGTAGTAACCAATTGAGCAGTCCGATTAACTGCCAAGTCAGTTCCTATATTACTAATAGTAATCTCTGTATTTCCATTACTAAAAGTAAACTTATCTTGTGTAAGAACTTCGGTAGCACCATCAGTCCTTATTAAAGAATATCTTTCTTCATCAAAAGGTAAGAATGCTTCATTTGGACCTGCTACAACATTA